CCCCAAGCTAATTCAGGATATAATTTAACATTATTTACTTTTTCATTTGCTAAAGCACTTGCAAAACTTGGAGCCATGATTAAACCTGTTACTCCATAACCAGCATCTTGAATTTGTGCAACTGCCGTTTCAATGTTTGCATCAGGTGTAGGATTTGCTGTTGAGAATGGCACTGTTTGAGTTACCGCTTTATCAAAATGATTGTCTCCAATTACTGTTGATGCTGTGCCTGTACGTGGATTTACTCCATGAAAAGCCATCAAGTCTAAACCTCTAGCTGCCTTTTTTGCAAAGCCTTCGTTAAATGCTTTAAGGATATTAATTTTTTCTTCTTCTGCTGCATACATAAATTCGTCAGATACTCTTGCGCCATATTCAATTTTAATAGGAACAATAGTTACTGGTGCTACTGTAACACCGCCAACGCCTTTTGCTCCGCTTTCCGCGACAACATCTACCTCTTTGTCCATTGAGAACGTAAACTCTTTATTGCCGTTAAATGCAACTGGTATTTGCGGTGCTAGTTTAGCTAATGAGCTGTGCCCCTTAACTTTGTTGATTAAATCGCCTACTAATTGTGGGTCGAATAATGTTCCTCTTTCTAGTGCCATAATTTTATTCTCCTTCCAAATTCAAATTTTCTAATAATGATTTGTAAGCACTATCTTTGTCGTCAATTTTTGGTTCTACATCCTTCAACGGTGGTATTGGCTCTTTGCTTCCTATTAACTCAGCTAACTTCTTAGCGTCTGCTGTGATACTTTCTTCATCTTCTCCAACAAGGCGGCTTGCTAATTCATAAGGTATTCCGTGTTGCAATGCTATCTTTGTTCTCATATTTGCAGTTTCATAGCCTGCAATTTTTGCATTTAATTCGGATATATCCTTATCGTATTTCCCAGCTTTTTCGTTAGATTTGGCTAGAGCTGCTTTTAAAGTGCCTACTTCTGTTTCTAATTCCTGGTTTCTAGCCTTGATTTCCGCATAGTCAGCGTATTGTTTTTCTATGGTTTCTTTTTGTCTATTAAGCCTTTCTTGTATTGCTTTGTCAAATTCCTCTTGTGTTGTAATAGGTTTAAATTCACTCATTTATATCTTCCTTTCTCCCACTTACCCGGTGGTATCGGTAATTTTGTGTATTAAAAAACGACTATTATTAGTCGTTTAATACCTAACTTTTTGCTTTTTCTTAGGCTTGAATTCATGACAAGCCCAGTGTGCCAATAAAGCGCTATCCATAAGGCTAATGTCCATATCTTCAAATTGCGATTTATACCCAAAACCACCATTGGACCCTATAAGTCTTTTCTCACAATTAGTTACAACTTGTGTTAATGATGGTTGATTATTATGGCAGATGCTTTGTTGGAATATTCCTTGTTCCCATAAAGAATTAGCAACAATGATTTCTTTAACTGTAGGAAGTATAGGTTCTTTTAGTCCATAATCTTTCATCTCCTTTGCTAAGATGTTTTGACCACTTGCTCCATCTATCACTACACTTGCAACATCAGCTTTGCGTAAAAAGTCAATAATCCATGTATTGCCATTTCTAACTGATTGACAGTCTATTGCTTCAATAAAGATTTTACCTGATAATGTCTTAACCGCTACACTCATGGCAACATTAGCACCATCATTGCCATATTTGATTCCGACGTATAAGGGGCCTTTCAACACTGGTTTTGCTTTTACCTTTAATTCCATCCATTCATTCTCTGAAATAGCTGATTTTTGATTATACCTAATCCATAGACCTAAACGCTGTATCATAAAGTCGATTTCATCTTTCCCTATTTCATCTTGGATAGAACGTTCAGTGAAAATTGTACCTAGCGATGGATTGCATAGATACCAAAGCTCTTTATCTCTTATATCTTCTACTTCTTCTTGTATTCCCCATTCAGCCCAACCTGCATTTTCCACTCCACCTTCTAATACGCTATTTCTGAAGTTTACAAATACTGTTCCAGCACTTAAAGGGGTAGGTGGAGTTCCGCAAAATATCGTTTGAGGGTTTTTTGAATCTGTAACTACATATTTTAAAGCTGATTCTTGGTCTGTGGTGTATTCCTGAGCCTCATCAATAATTAAGGTGTCAAAACCTTCCCCAAGTCCACCAGTGGTGGTCCTAGTCCTAAATTCTACCCTCCCACCAGTTTCGGGAAGCTCAACTCTTTCCCTGCCTGTGGCTCTCAATGAAGTATACTCAATACCTGCCCGGTCCAGTAATGCACATAGTCTTTCCCATGCTGCATGAGATGTAGTTGTTCTATGTGCAGTATGGAGTATTTTTTCTCCTCTGTGTAGGCCTTCCATTTCTCTCATAACTACAATTTCATTTTTACCATTACGTCTAGGGAGAGAATATCCAAATTTTGTATGAGTCCAAAGACCATCATCATTGACTGCGTAAATATGTTTTATTATGCTTTTCTGCCATTCCTGGGCTTTTCTACCTGACTTTTCATAAGTTTTAATCGCATTTTGATATAGACTTTTTTTATAATTTAAAATTACCGATTGAGTAGGACTTTGATTACCAATTCTTGTAGTAGTCATATTACATCCTCCTTCAATCGTCATGCATGATAACCCTGTCGCTGGGAGATATTGTTATCACCTCCTACTCCTAATCCCTATTTTCTTTCTAGCTTCAATCTTTGCTTCTCTTTCAGGGTCTCTCCATTCTTTAGTACGGGAATCTTGCACTCTTCCATCACCAGGATAATACTCAACTCGACACCTGCAATATCTGTGTCTCCTGTAGATATCTTCTGGTTCTTTGCCATATTCATAAGTTCCTGCTAACCTTCTACACCAATCACAACAATTGGCTACAACCACCCTTCTAGCTTTAGGTTTAAGGCCTGCTTTCGCTTGAAACTTCATATTAACTTTAGCTGTATCATCAACTATTGATTGACTAAAATTCTTAATAGGCTCATCTAAGATCCATTTTATTTCTTCAAATTTTTCTGCTGTGCTAAGCCTTTCTATAATTCCATCTATTTTGCTTTGATTGAGCTCTGATTTTTGACCTTTTATTCGTAATCCTGCATTACGATTTAGTGTAGTTTGAACATCAGCAGCATAGCTTGAAACCAATTCATAATTTTTACTCATTGTTGGATTAAGTATTCTATTTGCTATATTAAAATACATCCTGCCATCTGGAAGTATTTTTGCAGTTATATTTTTGTTCAAAACTTCTGACAGTATTTCTCCTACTTCAATGGCGAACTCATGAGCATCTTTGTAAGTTGCTTTTTTATCGTTTAGAGCTTGAATAGCTTTTTTTAATGCTTCACTATTATAGGTTTTTTCATCAAATTCCTTTTCAATCAAATCTAGAAGCTCAGGAACAATGTCTTTGACCATTATTCACCAGCCCCTTTTATTCCAGTTAAGTCTCTAATTGTTTCACCATCTGCATATCCAGGGATTGCTTGATTAAGTTTAAGTATTCCATCTCCAACTAATGTCAGCATACTTGCATCTGCTTCAAAGAGTGGCTCCCATTTAGGTTTAGTTTCATAAAATTGACTTCTAAGGTATGGATAATCATCCCGTAAACAAGCTGCTAAATATCCAACATTCAAAAACCCACTTCCTAGGCTCCTTTGAGCTTTTCTTCCTGCAAGCCTCAGATTCTCATGTGATGCTTTAATTGCTTCCACACTTGAAGGATTGTCACTTACAAACCCTAAATCATCTAATGTTAGTCCTGTTTCTCCCGCAAATCCGCTGGCAGCAGTCCTCAGCTGTTCTGTAAATGGGCTCATGCTTGGAGTAGTAAATTGCCCTAAGGTTGGTTTGTCTCCATCTTCGTCTTTAGTGAATTCTAACATTGATGTAATGGTAGCTTTCCATGTATCCATTGGCTCACTATCAGGATGTGTACCTACAACATACTTTTGAGGGAATGAATAAAATTCGGCTGTTATATCTGCCCTTTCCAGTGTGCGTTTAGCATATCTTTGATAATATACTGCCGCTCTTGTTATCCTACTTCGTCCAAACGGCCTGACAGCATCAGGTCTATGGATAATTGGTACTAATAAAGGATAAGCTACGTTGTTTTTAATAGAATAATTTAATTTGCCATTCACATAATAGTCAGTGCGTCCTGGAAGAAAATGAGCTTCTAAAGTAGGCTTGCCTTGATCATCTCTCTCCAAAACTGCATACCCTTCAGTAAGCAGTCCAGTGATTGGATCTATAACTCCAGTTGCACTGTTTGCTTCTATTACTTGCAATCTCGGGGTATCAGCTTCGCCTTTGGAGATGTAGACAAAACAACAAGATGCAATTAATGCTGAAAGCACTGCACTATCA